TCAGATCCTGTAGAAAACATACAGCAATACATATTAGGCGCAACAAGAAGAGCAGAGTTTAATAGACGATTTGGAAAGAACAAAATACCTCAAGAAGATAAAGAGGGTAAAATACGTAAAGATGAATACAACGATTATATAGACTATTTAGTTAAAAGAAGATTAAGACAATTAGCAGTAGATCCAAAAGACGCTGATCGATTTGCTAAAACAATTGATTTTATTACAGGCAAATCTAGATCAAACAGATCTTGGGGTATAGGTGGAGACAAAGCTGCTAATTTTTTATCTGCTATTATGTCTATTACATTATTAGTAAGAGCGCCTATAGCTTCTATTGCAGAACCATTTACCACAGCTATCACTTCAGAAAGTCCAGCTAAAGGCATGATGGCTTTTATTAAAACATTACAAGAATTTCCTGGCATAAGAAAATTAGGTGGCAACAAAGAAGATGTTAGATTGCGACAACAATTTGCAAGAGTTTTAGGTGTTATTGATGATCCAGAAGTTGGCGATATATTAACAAATCGTATAGGTGGTGCGTTTGTAGATAGTCCTGGGTTACAAAGATTAACGCAAAAGTTTTTTTACAAAACAAAACTTACAGGAATGACAAATGCACAAAGAAGATCAGCAGCTGCAATAGGATTTCAATTTATAAGTGAGATGGCTTATGAATATAAGAATCCAACAAACGATAGACAAAAATTAAAAGCAAAAAAAGTATTAAATGATTTTGGTGTAAAAGATAAGACAATAGATCAGTTTGCAGATTATATTTTAGAATTTAATGATTTTACATCTACAAGGTTAAGAAAAAGAGCAAGGGTAAAAGGTAAAACAAAGTTACCAGAACTATCAGACATAATGAATGATGCTGGTCAATATAGTGATATGGGATTGCAGTTAGCTGTCGCTATACAAAGGTTTACAGATCAAACAATACAAGATCCAAGAATAGCAGATAGACCATTATGGGCAGAAAATCCATTAGGAAGAATTGTATATGGTATAACTTCATTTATATATTCTTTCCAAGATAAAGTCTTAAAAGGAATGGCAAGAAAAGTTGGAAGAGAATATAAAATATCAAAAGAATTAGGTGCGTCAAAAAAGAAAGCGACATTAGACGCAACAGCATATGTTACAGCAAGTATTGCACCAGCTGTTATAACTTTGTTTGCTGGTCATTTTCTTGTATCAACTGTTAGAGAATTAATTTTCAACGGAGAAAGATTTGATAGAGAATGGGAGGAAAACGATAAAGATGCAGTTAAGTTTGTTAATGATTATTTGTTTCCATTAGCTTTTGCAAGATCTGGATTTACAGGTGCGTTTGATCCATTTTATCAAGCTATTACAGGATTAAAATATCAAAGAGATTTAGCTAATACAATAATTGGTACATCTGGATATGCATTTCAAAATTTTCAGCCTATTTTTAGATTTATTTTTAACATTAATAATAGTGAAAATACAATAGCTAACGAATACAATGCCTTAGTAGGTTTATGGAATTTAACTGTAAATCCAATTTTATCTGCTGGATACTCACTAACACCTATGTCTCCACCAACAGCTTTAATGGGCGCACCAGCTTTAATGTATTTGACATCTGAAGATTTTAAACGTGCAAGAGTAAACGATTTACTAGAACTTATCTACGGAGAAAGATATATCCGTGGCAAGAGAGGGCGACCATCAAAGAAGTATAAGACACCAAATGAATAAAGGAGAAAACTATGTCTTTATATGAAAATATTAATAAAAGAAAAAAAGCTGGAACTTCCAGATCCAAAAAGAACAGCACAATTACACCAGAAAATTATGCTAATATGCAAGCTGGTTTCCCAAATAGCAAAAAGAATAAACGTAAAAAATCCAGAACAGCAAAAGCTATGGGTTATTCTTAATGGTAGCTAAAAAATATCAAAGTGAATCTGGTGGGTTAAATGATGCTGGAAGAAAAAAGTTTGGTGTAAAAGCGCCTATATCTTCTGGCACAAACCCAAGAAGAATTCAATATGCTGCAAGGTTTGGTGGTATAGACGCTCCTATGAAAGACGATAAAGGTAGACCAACACGTTATGCTAAGACTTTAAAAAAATGGGGATTTGGTAGCGCAGAAGCAGCAAGAAATTTTGCTAATAAGCATAAGAAAAAGAAAAGCAAAATAGCGCAAACAATGACAGCATAGCGCAATTAGCAACGCAAGTTTATTTGTTGATTTGCTCTACAGACATTGTTTTAATTAGATAAATTCGTATCTTTTATTCTTCTAGAGCGCACCAGAATTGAGTTTGTCGAATCCCTTATCAGACAACATTCTGCAATGTTTCTAACAAATTTTAAGTGGACTGTAGAGGACTGTAGAGGACATTAGCAACGCAAGTTGCGTTACTAACGCAAGTTTTAGAGTGTTAGCAACGCAAGTTATTTTTGTCGATTTATAGCTGATCTGAGATAATCTGGAGACAGATGTAAATAATTTTCTCTTACAGTTTTTTCAGTATCTCCCATAAAATCTGCTATTACTTTCATTGACACTCCATCTTCAGCTGCTCTTGTTGCCCAAGTATGCCGAAAAGTGTGTGGTATTACACCTTTTATTCCAAGTAATTTATTGATGCGATCTAAACCAGATTTAACATCTGTTGTTTTGGTAAGTACATAATCATTAACTTTTTCTCCATATACTCTTTTCATAAAATTAATTAGAAGATCAGACATTGGTATTGTTGGTCGTCTTTTATGTGATTGATGCTCAGTATCTGGTAAAAAATTTATAAGACCTTTTGTAAAATCAATCATAGACCATTTTAAATTAAGTATGGCAGATTTCCTTGCTGCTGTCTCAATAGCTAATACTAAAAAAATCTGCATACGATGAACACGATTAGATGGCCTTACGCCAACTCCATTATAATTTCCATTTATAGCGAAATCTAAATATTTTTTTTCTTCTTCTTTTGTAATAACACGATCTCTAGGCAAAGATGGTTCTGGTAATTCAATATAAGGCAAAAGTTTAGCGTCAATGCGTCTTTGTCTAGGTTCTACTTTTCTAACCATAAAGTTTAGTAAAGTACGCAATACCCCTAATTCTAATTGTATTGTTGAGTTAGTCGCTTTTGTTTTTCCTATACTTCCATTTTGTCTAAGTAAAAAATATTTTTGTGAATCTTGCCTTTGTATTTCTCCAACTGTTTTTTGACCAAAATACGCAAGTAAATTTTTAACTAAAGATTTATACCTTGTTTGAATTCCAGGTGTTAATCTTATGACTTGTTGTTCTAACCAAAATTCAATACAACTTTCTATTTTTGGATCAGATGTTGTCATTGATATAATGTCTTTTTGTCTTTGCTCTAACCAGCCTAAAAACCTAACTTCAGCTTCTTGGCGATCTTTTGTCCGTAAACTCTGCCTTTGTCCTCTTCCATCTTGCGCAAAGAGAACATAGTATATTCCGTGTTCGTTTTGTTTGTTAGATATCCTTGGTGGAAGTGATCTATTTCTTTTTGTTTTATCAGCCATTCAATATCGCTCCTTTTCAATTTTACGCTTTTACCAATTTTAATTGTTGTAAGCTTGCCTTGTTGTCTTAGTCTGTATATCGTTTTTATCGACACTTTAAGTAAACGAGAAGCTTGCTTTTGCGTAAGCAAACTTTTTTCGTTAATCATTACCATGAATAATACTCATAATTTTAACAGCTTGTGATTTTTTTAGCTTAATATTAAGTCTTACCCACATATGATCTGCATCACCACTTACAGATCTAAAGCTTGTTTCTGGCAACTCTTCTTCAACAGCTGCTGCTTCGTAATTAGGATAAAGTTCTACAGGTTTCAATCCAAATACATCTGCTATTTTTTTTAAACTTTTAGGAGAGGGAACATTAATAGCTCTAATGTATTGAGATATAGAATCTCTTCCAAGTTTTGATCTTCTTGCAAGTTCACTTTGAGTTATGTCTTTTTCCTGTAATAACGCATATAATCTTTTAGCAAATTCATTTTTTCTTATTGCTCTAACAGATAAATCGACATCTGTTGTAACACCACTTATTGGAGACTTCCCTTTTGCAATTGGCATAATTTTCCTTTCATTTTGCATAAAATTTATGCATTTGTAGATCTTTACTATATACAAGTCGGAAACCATGTCTACATAAATTATTGCCGTACAGAAAAAATTTATGTTTTTTTTTAATTTAAGGTTTACAGATTCTGCAAAATATTTATTATGTTAATGATTGTGTTGATTAAAGAGAGCGACAAAAAAAATGCAGTTAAAATTAAATACAAAAAAAATAGTTAGAGATTTTGGTGGCATGACAAAATGCTGTAGACAGCTTAGAGATAATGGCAATAATGTTACTTTAGGCGCTGTAGATAAGTGGAGGAGACGAAATGCTATGAATCTACAATCGCTTCTACATCTTGTGATGATTGCAAAAGATACTAACAAAAGGTTTGATTTACTTGATTACATAGAGGAGGATAAAAGTGAGTGATTTTAATCTTGATCCAGAAGGGATATCTAGCTGTTCTAATGTTATTGATATAACAAGTGGTAAAATAAGCAAAGAATTTAGGAAAGAAAAGTGTAATAAAGAAAAATGTAAAGAAGAGTTTGACCATATTCAATGGTGCATTGATGTCTTTAATAAAAATTTTAATCGCATAGAGTACGATTTTGATCAAGAACCACTTAGGCAAGCCTATGTTTTGGCGCATCAAATAAGAAGAGATACTCAATGTCAAACTGTATACCAAAAATGTATTTTGTGTTTAGCTATATATATGAAAGGTTTATGGTCTTACAAAGATATGCAAAATGTACGACACATAGCAGATTCTATTAAAGACTAATGATTATTTGGGGAGTAGATATTGGCATAAACGGAGCATTAACAATGTTTGATGTTAATGGTGGTTTATTAGAAATACATGATATGCCTATTGTCGAAACAAACAAAAAGAAACTTGTATCAGCACATTTGCTTACAAATTTATTAAAAGAACATTACGGCAAAGTTTATATAGAGAAAGTTGGTGCAAGACCTGGACAAGGTGTTTCTTCAATGTTTAGCTTTGGTCGATCAGCTGGTGTTGTCGAGGGAGTAGCTGTAGCTTTAGATATGCCTATAAGTATGGTTACGCCACAAACATGGCAGCGAAAAGTAGGAGTGCAGCATGGTAAAGACGCAAGTCGTAGTCGTGCTATGGAAGTGTTCCCAGCGTATTCACAAAAGTTCGCACGAAAATCAGATGATGGTCGTGCAGATTCTGCTTTAATCGCCTACTATGGTTTAACTTATGGAGAAAATGTTGAATTTAGCGACCAACAAAAACCAAAATGGGTTTGAATCACACGACATAAAACATATGTCTCCTAGTAGTATTAACGAATGGCGAGATTCACCAGATACATTTTTAGCTAAGAAACTAAAAGGTGCAAGATTTCCATCTAACTTTGCTATGGAACAAGGCAAAGCAGTAGAACTAGGAACTGATATGGGCGTGTATTCAAATACACCAATAGCAGAATGTATTAAACAAGCATTACAATATTATAAAAAAGCTATCTCTATGATGAGTGGCGCACCAGAGAATTATGAAAAAACAAAACCAATAATAGAAAAAATGGTTACAAATGCCATCGAGCAAATAAAAACTATTGGTAAACCAAAACAACCAAGACTTGGAGAAAATCAACATAAATTTGAATTGCCATTTCGATTTGCAGAGGGCGAGTTAGGAAAAATCCCATGCATGGGATATCTGGATTATTGGTTTCCAGATCAAAGTATTATTGTAGATTTAAAAACC